GCTCGCTGTAGAGACAATATGAGCTCTCTCTCGAACAGGTCCGGTTCGAAACCGTAACGTTGTAAGAAGAATAGCTCAGTTGCTGGGGTGTAGGTATGTGATTTGGATGCTCGATTCTTGTATTCAACGCCTTTCTCTGTGTAAGCTAGTGTTTGCACACCAGATAACATGTTTAGGCAGGTCTCAGCATAGACACGAAGCACAGGAATGTGCCCGCATTCTTGCTGTATACCAATCAACATAGCCTTCACTTCACCAGCTTTTAGTTTATTAAGGTTAAACCCAATTTTCGGAAGTCTTCGACCAATCTTTGGTCCGAGTACATAACCATCAAGCACGGGCCAGAACACGCCGGAGCAGAATTCTGCGTCGTACCATTCAGAATGGATTTTGCACTTCGTCTTGAAACCAAGTTTGTGGTTCGATTAACGAGAAAAGCTTTGAGCTTATCCTTCTCCGTCTGGTTCATTGTACCCCGTATCACAACCAGTGAGTCGTCGCCCGTCAACAGCAATTTATAGCTGTCTACAGACAAACCGTACTTCTGGATTAGTTTATCGGTTTTAGTACCATTCAGGAAAGAATTAGCAACGCTTGTCTTCTGATCACCACTCGCCATAGTTCCATTGACCTCGTAGTAGATCCCTTTCTGGCTCCACCCCCTCTTGGTGTATGAACCTTCAAAGATCTTATGAGCCAACTCATAATATTCGATACCATACTGCGAAAACAGGATGCTTTGGAGAATTGCCACACCCTCACGTTGGTGCGCGTCATAACGGCTTTCATCAAGCTCAATTATGGTGCAATCATCTTCAGCAAACTGTTCTCTCCATTTACCAACTTCCTCAGCAGTCATGCCATTTGCATAGGTAATGCGAGAAGTCAGATCCCACTTCTTCCCCAACTCCTTGGAGGTGGCCCAGACAAACGGGCCAATACACACGTTAAGCTTATCTGAAAAGCCCTGAATAGCTCGAGGATCAAAATCCTCAGGTGTTTCACCACCCTTCAGCGTTAACTCTCTCTTAACGAACATGTTAGTCATAAGGTCTTTATCATTAATACCATCCCGTTGAACCTCAAATGCCGCTTTCTCATACAGCAGTCTCTTGGCTTGGGGGAATTTAGAATTCCATCTTATGAAGAGTGTTGTTGGATCTTCCTCAATTGGAACGACGTCCTTGAGCAGTTCCCTACCGTGATCATGGATCTCACGCCACAACTCTTTATCTTCATCGGGGGTATTGACAAGTGCCCTATTGTTAAGTGCAATCATCTCGTTGGTTAAATTTGGGTTAGGTACCACAGGTATATAATTCGAGAAAGAAATACAGTTCGCGTGGAACTGCGGCTTGCTCGGCATTTCGATCTTATCAGGCATGACAAGTTTAGTATTCTCTTTGCGCATTGCCAACGGCATCTCGCTTGTATAGCCTGGTAAGCCATTCGGCCACGCTTTACGCGCGTCAAACGGTTTAGATGGAACTGAAGTCCTGTTATCATTGTACATGATAGCCGTAACATTCATTTCCTCAGCCGTCGTAGAATCGTAACGCCCACAGCAGATGAAACTTTCAAGAGACATCGCTTTCTGAAGTCTGCTATAGAGTTTCAAGTAATATGGTCGTCGCAACTCATTGAAAGCTGCAATCTCATCGCCAAGTGTCAGGACAAAGGCCTGAGCGGCACCATAGATAGCACAGTTCAACTTCATGGACATGGGAATGTTCATCTTAGTCAATTCTCGCTTCATATTGGCAATGCACAGGCGTAGCCCTGCTTCATCTCTCGGTACACCGATCATTTTCAACGCGACCGTTCTTATTAGGTCCTTTGGGACCAAGATGGTTTGCGCAGACGAGGAATACACGACATTGAATCGTCCAATGCTCACACTCTTGGTCTTAGTAAGATTTAGGAATGATAACGTTGGTCTCATCGTTGCCGAGTCTCCGTAGGTGAGAACACCTTCAATGCTACCATAGTGATCATCTCTTTTGAGACTATCGATCATGGACATTGGACTGGAAACATCAGTTGAAAGGCCGGTGGGTGATTTCATGAACGTGAAAATCCAAGAATCTCCCATTGGTCGGGCATCCCACGCCATTGCGTAGTCCCCTTGTTGAAAATAGGTCTCACCAAGCCACAAACATGGATCGTGCGAATAACCTGTCAAATTCCCTTGCACTTGCATGCGGACACTAAGATGCCCTTCGCAAGACATTTCGTAAACGGACTCTGGTTGTCCGTCAACGTAATGAAAGCCACCATAAAGGTTGTCAAAACGGTGTACCACGGCATAAAGTTCGCC